TGTTCATGCCTGCGGATTCTGAGCCGCAGGACGGCGTGGACATTGCGGTGACGGGCGCGGTGGACGCGCTGATGACTGCCCTGTTCGAGGATTTCACGCTCGGCGGGACGGTCCGCAACGTCGACCTGCTTGGTGCGCATGGTGCGCCGCTTGGGGCGCAGTTCGGGTTCGCCCGCTTCGACTCGACGACTTACCGGGTGGCCACGCTCGCCATTCCCCTGATCGTGAACGACGTGTGGACGGAGGCACCCTGAAATGAAGAGCTCGGGGCTCGGCGACAACCTGTACATCCAGGGCTTCGACGCGAGCGGCGACATCCAGCAGCTCGGCAACATCGGCGGCGGCCCAGCACTGCTGAACTTCACCGCCATCAACAAGAGCGCCTACGAACGGCTCGGCGGCCTACGCTCCGGACAGATCGAGTTCACCGCGTTCCACAACCACGTCGCAGTCACTGGCGGCACGCACGAGAAGCTTGCCGCGCTGCCCCGCACCGACGTCATCCTCACCTACTGCCGCGGCACCACGCTCGGAAGCGATGCGGCGTCGCTGGTGGGCAAGCAGGTCAACTACGACCCCACCAGGGGCGACGACGGGATGCTCACGCTCGGAGTGAGCGGACAGTCGAACGGCTTCGGCATCGAGTGGGGGAACCAGCTCACCGCGGGGATCCGCACCGACACCGCGGCGACGAACGGCACCGGCATCGACACGACCGCGAGTCTGAGCTTCGGCGGGCAGGCCTACCTGCAGGCGTTCAGCTTCGCCGGCACGGACGTCACGGTGAAGATTCAGGACAGCGCGGACAACGTCACCTTCGCGGACGTCGCCGGATTCAGCTTCACGCAGATCACTGGCGGGACCCCGCTCGCCGAGCGGATCGCCCTCGGCCCCACGGCAACTCTGCGCCGCTACCTCCGGGCGTCCACGGTCACTACAGGCGGTTTCACATCCCTGGCGTTCGCGGTGAACGTCGTCAAGAACGAAACCACTGTCGCATTCTAGCTAAAATGAGGAGGTGAATTGCGAAGTGATGGACTGCCAGAAGCCCACGGTGGCGCGCGGCTTGTGCCGCATGCACTACAACCGATGGAGGCGCACAGGGGACCCCACCGGTCTCCGTCGACCCCCGGCCCCGACTGTGGCGTGTGCCCGTGAGGGCTGCGCTGAGACGGTGAAGACCCACAAGGGACGCCCTCGCCGCTACTGCTCGCTCGACTGCTACCGAGCGGATGCCTCAAACCGTGTGCACGCGATGCGGACGTGCGCCCACTGCTCCGAGAGCTACAAGCCCAGCGGCTCCAGCCAGCGCTTTTGCAGCACCTGCCTCGGGCCACCCATCCAGACGTCCCACGGCCTCCGCTACCAAGGTGCCACGCGCCTTCGGCTGTACGGGGTCTCTCACCCCGAGTGGCTCGCCATGGTCGCTCGGCACGACGGAAAGTGCTGGATCTGCCGAACGAACGCAGCGACGGCGCTGGACCACTGCCACGCCACGAATCGAGTACGGGGAGCCCTGTGCGACCCCTGCAACACCCGTCTGCACGTGCTGGAAGAGGCCGGGTGGCTGGACGCAGCGCAGTCGTACTTGACAGCGAGAGAAGAGGTATCGCCCCGATGAGCGCCAACCTGAACAGGATCCAGCCCCTCGCGGGCCCGGACGCCTACAAGACGTATGAGATGCGCTCCCCGCTCGGCACGCACTTCCGGCCCGCGACCTGCGCCGAAGCCAACTGCGCGTACTACCGCGACGGCTTCCAGGTCCGCGTCGAGGGCCTGGCTCCGCAGGTGCTGCACGCGGTGCAGAACTCGGGCCGCAAGTACCAGGTGCAGAAGCCGGCGGAGGGCGAGACGTACCTCGTGTTCGAGGCGGGTCAGCCGTGCCTGCGTGCGTCGCTGCACCGGGTCCGGGTGGAGCGGCCGCCGCTGTATCTGGTTCGGGACGGGGACTGGCGCGGCAATCCGCGCGGCACGAAGGCGCGGCTGCACCAGCGGCCGGAGGACTGGGTCGAAGACTTCGCCACGCATCAGCAGGCGATCGCAGACGAAATCAAGAAGGGGTGACGGCCGTGGACAGCAGCAAGCGGCCGCGCCTCGTGATAGACGGCGTCGATCTGTCGGGTGAGTATGGCGACCTCACGTTTTCCACCCCGGCGATGGTGCACGACATCCCGGACGAGGGCCGGGCAGTCTCGCGGGTGCTGGGGCCGAAGAGCTTCACGATCCTTATCGCTGCACCAAGCGACCGCCTGTATGCGCTGGCCGACGGCGGCAAGCAGGTGCACGACGTGAAGCTCGTCGCCGTCTATGCGGCCCTGTCGATCACGCACCCGACGCACTTCCACAAGGGCTGGGTCGGCTCCGACGGCGTCCGCAAGATGTTCGGCTCTCTCGCACCCATCCGGGAGCGCGAAGCCAAGTGGGTTGAGGAATCCCCCGCCTCAGCGGGCGAACCGGACAGAAAGGTATAAGTCATGGCAAAGGCCTCAGGTCTCGCGCAGACGACACTCTCGGTGGACACCAGCGCAGGCACCCCCACCGACATCCGCAACGACGTCACGAACTGGCAGATGGCCACACCCCGCGGCGTTCAGGACACCACGGGTGTCAACATGTCCGGGAACGAGCGGCTCCTCCTGCTCGCGGACATGTCCGTCACCTACAACGGCGTCTTCAACGCGACCGGCTCGCACCTCGTGTTCCGCACCGTGCCGTCCACCAGCGTGGCCCGCACCTGCACGAACACCGTCAACGGCGTCACCCTCGCGGGCGAACTCCTGTTCTCCGACTACCAGCTCACCCGCGCCGACAGCGGGGAACTTACGTGGTCGGCGCCCGGGGCGCTGGCTGACGGGAACGTCCCGACTTGGGCTTAGGCCCAACTAGGAGTCTTCGTCTGCTAGTTGACCGATAGACTGTCCAAGTCATCAAGGCTTGGAGGCCAGGTCATGGGCGGAGCAACGTCCGGAAAATTCAATATCAAGTCCTGCGGCAAGGCACACGCATGGTGCGCCGAATGCCGCCCCGCACAGGCAGCCGCACAGCGGAAGCCGCCGAGGCCGAGGAAGGAGCACGACAAGCCATGCAGGAACTGCGGAAGTTGCGACGCGTGCCTCGGCCTCACGGCGCCGGAAGGCATGAAGGTCTGCCGGGACTGTCGGGAGACCAAGCCCCTCACGGCATTCGCTCGACGGCGAGACACGGGGGGCTACCGCAATCAGTGCATGCAGTGCCGCAACGGAGGAATGTCAGCGGGTCGGTGCGAGGGGTGCGGGAAGTCCTTCGCCCGGCACTCGGCCGGTCGCACGCACTGTGCAACGTGCCGTCCTGCGGTTACGAAGGCGTGCGCGCGGTGCGGCAAGGACTTCGTGGGCTCGATGGAGCAGCGCCGCTACTGCTCCCCGGAGTGCCGCGACGAGACGCTCGACGAACAGCGCAGGGCTGCTCGACAGAAGGGTCGCCTCGAAGCGCTTCAGGCCTACAGCAGCGAGACGCCCTCCTGCGCCTGCTGCGGAGAACAGATGCTCGTCTTCCTCTCTCTCGATCACGTCAACGGCGGGGGCGGAAGGCAGCGCAAGGAGACAGGCGGGGGCGGCTTCTACACCTGGCTGCGTCGCCACGACTACCCGGCCGGGTTCCAGGTGCTCTGCCACAACTGCAATCTCGGCCGACAGATCAACGGCGGCACCTGTCCGCACCAGGAGGAATGAGCATGGGCTACGCAGCCAAGCGGAAGACGTACCTCATCAAGTTCGACGAGGGCCACGAACACCACGGCGCCGAGGCGCGCCTGCGCGGCATGACCTACGGCGAGTGGGAGGTCGCGGCCGGCCTCGATGGGGGCGAAGGCGACACCGACGGCGCCTCGTCCGTGAAGCGGTTCGTCGACCACCTCATCTCCTGGAACCTCGAAGACGAGGACACCGGCGAACCCGTGCCGACCACGATGGATGCTCTGAAGAAGGTCGACAAGGACCTCATCAAGGACCTGAACAACGCCTGGGTTCAGTCCCTGATCGGAGTCCACGCCGCCGACCCTTTGCCGGAGAGCTCGCTCTCTGGCGAGCCGTCCCTGGTGGAGTCCGTCCCGATGGAAGCACTGTCGGAGAGCCTGGCGAGCTGACCAGAGCCCGCTACCTGCTCGGCCTGCTGGAGCGGTTCCCGGGCTACACCCTGTCCTCGCTGCTGGCCGAGGACACCGAGCTGATGCGCCTCGTCGCGATCGAGGAGCTCGGCGGCGGACGCGAGATGAGGGAGGAGGAGATCGATGTCTGATGACGTGACGATCGTCGTACGCGTCAACGACCAGACCGCGGCCGGATTCCGGGACGTCAACGGACGGCTGCGCGACATGAACGGCCGGTTCGCGGGCGCGGCCGCGGGCATGAACCGGTCGTCGTCGGTCATCTCCAGGGCGCTCGTCGACGTGAAGTCGTCCCTCCTCAGTCTCGCGCCGGCGGCGATTCCGGTGGCGGCGTCGTTCGCTCCGATCGCTGCCGGCGCGAGAC